GGCCATGTACACCACGGGAGCCGCAATGCTTGTGTTTACAAGATGCTGATGTAGTTCTGCCGGATTAGGCATCGTAGCCTCCCTTAGTTATCCAGCCCATAGATATGAGCTTGAGTGGCCGGATAGAGGCAGATCATATTGCGGTACGTCCGCATGACTGCACGGAACAGATCGGTGTTCAGGCTAAAGTGCAGAACCGTGCCACCCTGGCCCGGGATCCACTCTGTATCCTTGGCCATCACGTGGTACCAGAAACTGGTATTCACGAGGCCGATATGCTCGGCGGGCCAGAACCGCTCAACCAGAACCGACATGTCGTCGAACTGGAGCGTGTTCTCGCGCAAACCAGTCGGGAGCACCATGGGTGCGTACCGAATCTGGGCGCTGAAGAGGTTGTACATGTTCCGGCGTTGGGCGTAGTTCATGACCAGGAACTCGGGGCTGTAACCCGTTCGCTCCATGACCGTGTCCACTGTGTCCCGAAGGACGTCCGGTGTGAGTGCTACGGTGGAGGCCCCGCCGCCAGCTGCGTCAACGAGGACGCCCTGCCAGTTTTCGCGGCCTGTCCGGGAGATACCCATGTACGAGCCGGTCGTCTGCACTGCAGCTTCCCAACCCTGGATCTCCTTACCGTAGTTGTTGGTAGCTGAGGACCCCGGGCCCACGCCACCGAGCATTCCGCCACCACGAACCACGAAGTCTCCATCCACTGCGGTGCTATCCTCAGTGTTGTCGAAATCAATGGTTGATCCAGTGGATGCATGTGTGACCGTACTCACATTACCCGTGAGGTGGATGTTCGTGACGGTCGTCTGATCCACGATAGCCAGTGGCATGTTGTTGCGGAGGATATTCCGGACCGGACCGCTGCTCTTATAACGGTCGATTCCGAACGGACTATCGACGATGAAGGTGTCAGCATCGGTTCTGGACTTGATAAGAGCGATCTTACCTGAGCCGTCACCGATGATCTGCCGAGCCATGTCCAGCTTTACGCCATCAATGGTATTCTGCAGAGTGAGAGCAAGCGCTTCCTCGAAAGCTCCCGGCGTGTCACGTGTCATTGACATGGACTGACCGGTGATCTCGAACAGCGCGTAGATGTACCTTGGCGTCACCTCGGCCAGGTCGGGCGAATCGACTGCACTAATACCGAACGGTTCCTTCTCGTTACGGGCATAGATGCCTTCATTCACACCAAACTGTACCGGAAAGATTCCCTTACGACCGGAAACAGACAACTGCTGTGTGATCTTCTCAGCGAACGGCGTGGCGAGGTTAATCGCCTTCCGAATCGCGTCCTGGATCGGGCGGTCTTTGAGAATCGCGTCGAGGCGAGCAAGGTCAGCATATGTAGCTGCCATTTTTGTTACCTCATTCGATTCAATGATTACCGTTTAACTACGCGATTTACTTCCTGTCACGGGAATCTTCCGGTGTGGAGGCTCGTGACCGCTCACCACGGATCAGAACCTAAAAGGAGAGAAACACTTGTCAACGAAAAGGGGGCCGAAGCCCCCAATCGTTTCATTCTCCGGAGCGAAGTCTCCCAGCTGCACCCCTAACAAGGTCCAGGAAGGGGTTTCTGTTCGCTGGAGTGAGTCCAGGAGAGATTTCAGGACCTTCAGGCTCCGTACTGACCGCTGGAGTGCCTTGACCCTGAGTAGTAAGTGTTGGAGCCTGTGCAGTTCTGGCAACCTTCTCCTGCACGGGGATCGCAGGACGGGCTGCAGGAGCTAGACGAGCTACCACACCAGCAATCTGATTCAACTCGATATCTCCACCCCCACGTGTAATCGCAGCCGCCACAAGCTCTTCGGCCATTCCGTGGTCTACACTGTACTGGTCAGCTGCAAGACGGGTGGCTCGGGTAACCTGAGCTATCTTCGCCTGTCTCGTTCGTTGATCCAGGAGATGTGACTTACGTTCCGTCGCCGCCAGCTTCGCTTCTGCCTTGAGATCCTTGATGACGGTGTCACGGTAGAAGTCATCCTCCGCCATCTTCTCATACGCCTGGACACTTGCCTGGAAAGCCTCAGGATTGGTGATTGCCATAGTAAGCAGCACCTTCTCCGGATCATCCTGGAGCTTCTGGGCGAATTGCTGGATCTCAGCCTGGGCATCAGCCAGTCGAGCCTGCTCATCCTGGCTCTGTTGCGCAGACAGGAGAGCCTGTTGGGCCAGTCGATCGTACGCCGGTTGGAGCTCAGGAGCGAGCTCTGCCCTGTTGATACCTAAGTCCAACCCGACACGGGCCAGTTCCAGAGTCAACTCGTCAAGAGTCGGTGGAGCTACTTCGGGTTCTGGTGTAACAGGGACCTCGGGAACAACCGCTGCAACTTCAGGCTCCGGAGCTACCTCTGGAACCAACTCAGGTGCGATTTCTGGATCTTGAGCCAGGAGGGCGGGATCTACCACCTCAGGCTCCGGTAGTGGATTATTCGCTACGGCTTCTGCCGTCGCCTGTGCAAGAGTGGCGGAATCAACCCCACCAATTTCCTCAGCCATACTTACCCCCTGTAGATTTTGTCGCGGAAAATAGCGACCCCTTCGTGAACGCGGATCTGCTCGACCGAGTAGAGCCAACCATCATTAACCTTCTTCCACACGACCACAGCAAATCCCTGGTGCCAGTTCGGTCTGGATCTCCAATGTGGGTCCAACTCGCACAGGCATCCCATATTCCATGCTGCATCAGTACCACGCAGGTCTCTACTTGTCCAGTTCTGGATCCTGTGGGAGTGCCCGAAGATCACTGACTTACCGTAATCCTGGAGATGGGACTTTGCTGAATACATGTTGGCTCGGTAGCCGTGAATACAGAGGAGTCGGTCGTGGAGGAGGTATCGATCGCCTTCGAGGTAATTGTGGGACTCCCAGCCGGTTTCCGAGAGCCCCATGATATAGTCCAAGTTCATGGTCTCCTGGATCTTAGGGATCCTCATCAGGGCCATGGTTTTGGTGTTGAGCTGCAGGTCAGCCAGGACTCGGTCGAATCGGTCTTCATGGTTACCGAACAGGTAGATCTTATCCGCTCCCGGCTTGACCATGGTGGACATGATCCCCAGGTGATTCACTGCCTGATTGAGACTCTCCTGGATATCGATCTGGTGCATCTTGAGCTTGGTTTCCAGGGGAGGACGGTGGGTCGAGATCTGCCATAAATCGATGAGATCTCCCTGCATAACCAGGGTCGTAGGACTGACATCTGACGCGACTCCGTATAAACATTGTATAGCCCGCTCATCATGGAAGGGAAAGTGGGTATCAGACCAGTGCAGAGAGATCTCGTCGTAGGAAGTGGGTCGAGGAATCTGGGGATCGACGATCTCGAGCTGCTCAGCAGTGTAGTCTATTCTTACTGGACGGATCCGGGGGCGATGCTCAACAGGGAGTTCCATACCCATGAGCTCATAGTAGCGGACTGCATCCCCACGGTCCCCTCCCGAGGCCTTGACGTTGACCCCGAGCTTCTTAAGGCGGCGTTGTATGGTTTGGTGACTTCGATCCATGGTGAGTCCGATGGACAAGACCCCGTCCCCGTCCACCAAGTATCTCTGTAGTATCTCCTCGTCCTGCTCGAGCGTCCACTCGTGTGGTGTAAAGTTAATACCACTCATCCCCACCCCTCTGTTCAGTCACTGCTGGAGGGCGGTTTCTTAGCCGCCGCTCTGGCCTGTTCGGCCTTTGCCAGATCCAGCTCGATTTCCGACAATTTCTTCGGATCATCCCATCCCAAGGCCTCTTTCATGGAATCGATTACAGCCTCAGCGACCAGCTTCTTGATATCAGCCTGGAGCTCGGCAGTCTCGCGGACCTCGCGGAGTGCCCGTTCCATATCAATCATGGACTGCTGCTCTTCATTAGCAGCTTGATTCATGAGCTCACTGGTCTGCTGTACATGCTGTAAGAAGGCCTGTTGACCCGGTTGGGCCCATTTCTGGAACGAGATAGACTTAAGAATAATCTCGTGCTCGTTCAGGTGAGCCTGGTGATTCTGCCAGAATTGAGGTTGGGGTGCTTGTTGAGCCATCTGTGGATCCTGCATCTCCTCAAACATCATGTGCTCATTACGAGCCTCGGAGATGTCTGGATCAATGGTCGGGATGGCTACGTCGATACCTGTGGCGTTCATAGCCGCATGGATACGCTCCAGGTTGGGTTGTCCAGTGGCTGGATCCATGAACAGTATCTCACCGAATCGGGTCTCCATAACGGAGGCCACAGAATCCCTGAGAGCCTGTCTGGACCACGGATAGAGAGCTATTTCGTCCACTTTGATGGTAGCTGAGAGGTCTTTGAGATCTACAGCTCCAATGAATTCCTTCCACTGGTACATACGGTCTGGGCCCTGAATGGCCAGGACCCTGGGCTCCGTGTAGAACTCGGAGGCGTAGGCGGGGATTAGACGCCCCAACTGCTCCCACGAGGCCTTGGAATTCATGATCGCTACGGCTGTCGGGCCCTGTTCTACCGGGGTGGATGGAGTACGGAAGCGATTGGTAGCTGAACCCTGTCCAAGCTGTGGGTCTGCTCCAGTGTTACTCAAGGCGTACCCCGCCACCATCATCATGTCGTTCTGAGCGTCCTGCATGGACTTATAGAAGGTGTCCGGAACCTGTCTCGTCTCCATGAACTCCGGCTCAGCGCCGGGAGCCACGACTACTTCTTGGAATGGCTCCTCGTTCATGTCACCGTAGGTCAGCCCCCCACCCGACTTGAGGAGAATCTTCGGCTTCACCTTGTTGTGCCACTCGAGGACACGGGCCATCAGCTCATCGTAGAGCTTGTTGGAGAAGGTGACGTCGTACAGGGGTGATTGTCCGATGTGAGGATGTCCAGGAACTGGGATCCAGACGAACGGGACGATCGGAACTTCACCCCCTGGGAGTGGATATGGGCCGTTCAGCAGTGTGTCGTTGCCGCCCATCGTCCACCACAAACCGTCCGGATGGAGAGAGCTCCTCGGAATGTAGTGCTGGATGACCATGGCCCGCTCATCCTTGGTCGGAGCGGAGGTCGGAGTCTCGATAGCATGGAGATTGGCGTCGAAGTCGTCGTAGGTTGAGCTGTACTTGAGGTCCTCTGCCATCGGACCGAACAGGGACGTGGCCTCCTCACGTGACAGGAGGAGTCCGATCATGCATCCATGCGCGGGTACAGGAGAGAAACGGACGTATTGGGGACTTACTACCTCAACCCCAATCTCACCCTTGTCTACAGTAACAACCTGACCGTCCGGAAATGGGACTTCAATGGGGATTCCCGTGTTCGTGTCCCAAAAGACGCGCAGATACGCCGTCCCACAACTGAGAAGCCATGAGGATAACTGGATCCTCTTCACACTCATATCCAGCTTGTCCCAGATGTACTTATCGAGTTGTTCCACGAGCTCAGCGGCATTGATGTCGGTGGGATCCGGACTGGCTGGTAAGGCCGTGAACCGGATCTCCGACTTCAGGAAGTCCGCCAGGTAGTCCTGGAAGAAGGCCAGAGTGTAGTTGAGAACCGGGAATCGCTTCCAGGTTGGCAACTTCTCTGGATCATACTTCTTCAGGGTGTTCCAGTGCTGAGAACGTATGTACTCGAGAGTACGCTTCCACCGGTTGACCCAGTATTGGTACGTGGAATCGAGGTCACGCCAGGATTCGTGAGTGAACCTGGCAAAGTCCTCACCATCCGCGTCCTTGGGCGGGATTACATGTGGCATTAGTCTTCACGTAGCATGAGTGACTGTTCTGCTGTAAGGGGTTTCACCACAGGATATTCGATGTAACCCTCTCGCTTTAGTCGGATGATCACTCGGGCGTGGTAAATTGACATCGTACCGAGTCCCAAACCCAAGCCACCCAGAAAGTAGCCTAGAAATTCCACAAGTCACCTCTCTTCTCTTTCATAGTCTCTCGATCAATGGCGTCCCAGATGATCACGTCAGCCAGTGGGAGACCCTTTTTCCAGTCCTCATTGATCTCTTGATGAAATCCTGTGGCCATGATGGAGCATCCGTAGATCAGGCAGTCCGAGGCATCGGCTCCGTCAGCTGACTTCTTGTCAGGCTTCCCTGATCCAGCATCCCAAATGAGACGGTTGAGCTCCCAGGTGAGTCGTGAGTTGTGCATGGCCCGATCCCGGATCTTCCAGTCGGACGTGATGTCGTCGAAGAAGCATAGTCTGGGTGCTCCTGAGACATGCTTCATCCCCGTGGCAGGGTGATACTCCCGTTGTTCAGACGGTTCCAGATAAGAGTGGACTCTCAGGACCATCTTGTCTACTTCCTTCTTCATGGGGAGGGGAACGGCTCCCATGGGCGCATTGATACGCTGGAAATGCCAGTTGAGTTCGGCAATATCCTGTGGATTGGCGGAATCAACGTAGACGGGGATGGCTGGTCCTTCATGCGGACCCAGGATACCCACCATTCGTTGAGCTCTGACGGCCAGGGGTTCGTCCTGAGAGAAGTACTCATCGGTAACATAATAGCACCCCTTCTCATCAGCGGCGAACCATAGGGCAGCAAATCGGTGGTATTGTGGATCTACGACGATCCACTTCGTGAAATTCTCCGGGATCTCGAACCTGGCAATACTGTGGACCTCTGAATCGAAGGAACTGAAGACCAGACCGGAGCGGGTGACGAAGTTTCCGTACAGGCGGGCTGACCGGACCTGGGGATCAGGGTACATCTCCTCCAGGCGCTTGATATCCTCGCGTGTGTACTGGGGAACGAGGGGGTTTCCGTCCTCATCGGCCACCGGCATGAAGATGACGTTGATGTCCGGACGCTCGCCTGCCTCCCAGGGTATGAATAGGGAGTCCCGGATCCACAACCAGTTGGCCTCGATCTCGTCCACAGGGGTCAGAACCATGAGAATCCGGCCCTTACGGTCGAATACCCTCGCCTGGAGCTCCTCGAAGACCTCCTGTTTCTGCGCCTCATCCATCACGATGAAGTCCACGGAGGCTCCCTGGAGACGTCGTTGGCGCATATCCGAGGAGAGCATGTGGAGTTCGGAGCCATTGTTGAAATAGATCACGTTCTGCTGCTTATCCCAGCGACGGACCTCTGGCATGGGGATGAGCTGACGCATAACTGGGACGATGGCACGCCGGAACATGGTCAGGGAGGGCATTACGTACCAGACGGTGACCGGAGGTTCAGGAACCTCAGCCCACTTAGATCGTCCCAGGCAGTAGTGCAGTGCCTCAGTAACAGCTCCCCAGGTCTTACCGGTTCTATTGCCACCCAGGACGAGGGTTATCGGGTGCCTGTCTGCGTGTATCTGCTCCTGAAACGAGTGGGGTTGATACACATGCGCCAGGGGGTCTTCATGACGCCTCCGGGCGATCTCGTCCCCGATTTGGACGAGGGTCTTGTTGTCAGAGATCATTCGCGCCCCAGTAACTTGTAGACCCAGGCGGTAGCTGAGTCGGCGGCGGCTGGGGGATACTGGTAGTTTTCGGGATCACGAGCCCTCTCTACAGCCGTCATCTCCGTATGAAATTCTCTGGACTCCTCTGGAGCCGTTCGTATGGCGTCGAGTGCCCTGGCGATAGCGTTTGCCATGGGCTCTGTACCGAACTGAGCCGACAGGTTGATTAACCGCCTAGTGAGATCCAGCTGATCCTGGTCTTCTTCTAC